AGTTCCCGCACCAGCTCTCCGGCGGCCAGCAGCAGCGCGTGGCGCTCGCCCGCGCCCTGGCGCCACGGCCGCGCCTGATCCTGATGGACGAGCCTTTCTCCAATCTCGACGTCGAGTTGCGCGAGCGGCTGTCGCTGGAAGTGCGCGACATCCTCCGCCGAGAGGCGATGACGGCGCTCATCGTCACCCACGACCAGCACGAGGCGTTCGCGCTCGCCGACTGGGTGGGCGTGATGCACGAAGGGCGCATCCAGCAGTGGGATACGCCCTACAACCTGTACCACGAACCCGCCAACCGCTTCGTCGCCGACTTCGTCGGCCAGGGCGCGCTCGTCACCGGCGAAGTCATCAACGACCACCAGGTCGAGATCGAGCTCGGCGTGTTGAACGGCCACATCCCGGTCGAATGTGGCGCCCACGGCTGCGAGGCATGCGTGCGCAACTGCCATGTCGACGTGCTGCTGCGGCCGGACGACATCGTTCACGACGACGACAGCCTGATGCTCGCCGAGGTCGAGAACAAAGCCTTCCGCGGCGCCGAGTTCCTCTACACGCTGAAGCTGCCGAGCGGCCAGCGCGCACTGTCGCTGGTGCCTTCGCACCACAACCACGCGATCGGCGAGAAGATCGGCATCAGGCTCGCGGCCGACCACGTCGTGGCGTTCCGCCGCGAATAGCCCATGCCGCAGCAGAACGCCTCACCGCAGCGCGGCCTGCTCTTCAACGTCGGCTTCGGCTTTGCCGCCGCGCTGCTGCTGATGGTCGCGGTCATCGCGCTGGGGGTGACGCAAATGGCCAAGCTGAACGCGCAGCTGGAGCAGGTGGTGTCGGTCAACAACGTCAAGACGCGGCTCGCCTCGCAGATGCGCGACGCATTGCGTGATCGCGCGATGCTGATGCACGCCATCGTGGTTTCGATCGATCCGTGGGAGAAGGACGAGCTCTTCCTGAAGTTCCAGGCCCATGGCGAGCGCTACGCCAAGTACCGCGCCACTCTGGTCGGCATGCTCACGACGGACGAGGAGCTGAAGCTGATGCGTGAACTCGACAGCATCATCATGACCAACCAGCCGGTGATGTTCAGCGTGGTCGAAGCGGCACTCGACGAGAACAACTATGGCGCGCTGACGCTGCTGCAGAAAGAGGCGATTCCGCTACAGGACAAGCTGGTCGCCGCGCTCGACAACATGACCGGGCTGCAGCGCAAGGCCAACGAGGAAGGCCTGGCCAGGACCTTCTCGGCCTACCAGGCCACGCGCAACCTGATGCTGGTGTTGGGCATCTTCGCCACCGTGCTGGCGGCGCTGGTCGCCGTCATGGTGAGCCGCCGCATGCTGAACCAGACGCGGCAACTCGAGACCGAACGCAAGAAATACCAGACCCTGTTCGAGACCAACCCAGACGCGGTCGTGATCCTCGATGACACGGGCTTTACCGACTGCAATCCGGCCACCCTGGACATGTTCCGCATGGATTCGGTCGACACCTTCCTGCGCACGCCGATTTCGCAGCTCGGCACGCCGGTGCAGTCGAGCGGACTGCTGGCCGTCGACCACGCCAGCCGAGCGATCGGGCACGCCAGGCAGACCGGCCACGCCTTCATGGAATGGCAGGGCCTGCGCCGGGACGGCACCACCTTCATCGCCGAAATCACCCTGCATACCATGCAGCTGGATGGCCACTCGGTGATCCAGGCGATCATGCGCGACGTGTCCGAGCAGCGCGCGGCCGAGGCGGCCAAGGAAGCCGCGCGCGAAGCCGCGCTGCAGATGGCGCGAGCCAAGTCGCAGTTCGTCGCCAACGTCAGCCACGAAATCCGCACCCCCATGCACGGCATCCTCGGCATGAGCGGCCTGCTGCTGAAAACACCGCTCGATCCCCGTCAGCGCGACTACGCCACCACGCTGAAAAGTTCGGCCGAAAGCCTGCTCACCATCATCAACGACATCCTCGATTTCTCGAAAATCGAAGCCGGCAAGCTGTCGATCGAGGCCGTGCCGTTCTCGCCCGCGGCGCTGATGCAGGGCGTGATCGCGCTGTTCCAGGCGCGCGCGCTGGAAAAACACCTGGATCTGACGCTCAGCTGTTCCGGCGACATCCCTCCCGCCCTGCTGGGCGACCCCACGCGCATCCGCCAGATCCTGCTCAACCTGGTCGACAACGCGATCAAATTCACGCATCGGGGCAAGGTCGAACTGCACGCCGCGTTCGAGGCGTCCGACGACATGGTCCATTGCACCTTCAGCATTCAGGACAGCGGCATCGGCATCGACGAAACCACCCGCGCGCGGCTGTTCCAGGCCTTCTCGCAGGCCGACGCCTCGACCACGCGCCGCTATGGCGGCACCGGACTCGGTCTTGCCGTCAGCAACCAGCTGGCGGGACTGATGGGCGGCACGCTCACCGTCGAGAGCGAGCCGGACCAGGGCAGTCGTTTCACGCTCACGCTCGACCTACCGTCCACCACGCTGCCGCTGGCCGAGATGCCGTCCGAACCTGCGCTGCAATTGCGCGGGCGCATCCTGGTGGCGGAAGACCACCCCGTCAACCAGAAGGTGCTCGCCCACCAGTTGCGTGAACTCGGCCTGCAGTACGCCGTCGCCGCCAATGGCACCCAAGCCTTGCAAATGCTGGCCGAGGACGATTTCGATCTCGTGCTGATGGACTGGCAGATGCCGGAAATGGACGGCCTGACAGCGACCCGCCTAATTCGACAACTGCCCGGCGAAGCCCGCAACATCCCCATCATCGCCCTCACCGCCAACGCCACCCCGGATTTCAGCGAAACCTGCCTGCAGGCGGGTGCCAACGACTTTCTCAGCAAGCCGTACACCGAAGCTGCGCTGGCGGCGATCCTGATGCAATGGCTGACACCGCCCGCGATGGCGCGCGACGCCCCGCTGCTCGACCGCGCCGCCCTGCATGCGCGCTACCCCCGCAACCCCGGGCTCGTCGCCGACCTCGAATCCCTGTTCCTGCGTACCACCGAGGCAAGCCTCGCGGCGCTAGCGCGCGCCCTCGACCAGCGCGACGCCGCCGCCTGCCGCAAGGAAGCGCATGCCCTCAGGGGGGCTGCCGCCAGCGTGATGGCCAGCGCGGTGCAGGATGCAGCGGGCCGCATCGACGCCAGCGTGCAGCGTGGCGACTTCGAGGCCGCCGCGGCGGAATTGGCCAGCCTGGAAATGAAATTCCGCGCCTGCGCCTGAATGCCACCTTCTGGCTTGCATTGACCCGCCGGAACGGGGTGCCTAGGATGAACACACATCCTCCGGAGACCGCGCCATGACGCGCCTGATCGTATTCATCCTCGCCGGCTGCTGCGGCCTCGCCTGGGCGGCCGATGCGCCGCGCAGCGCGCCGGCGCCGATCGAACGTTGGCTCGATTTCGCGCTCACCCCCTACGGTCCGCTGCTGGTCCAGCAGGGGCCGCCGCCGCCCTATTGTGGGGAGGCGATTGATTTGCTGAAGTGATCACTAACAAGGCGCAACAAAAAAACGGCGGAAAACTAGACTAGATGGGGGTTTCCGGGGTGCGCTGGAAAGTGACGATGCAAATAGCTTTTTTGCAACAACTGACAGAAAAACAACAATTTGTCAGTCAATTTGCATCGCCGGTTCCGATTCGGTGTCACGGAATGAAGAAAATTTAACGCGAGATTTTGAGCGGTTTAACGCGTGTTGAAGGCGGGGGGTTTCCCCGCTTTTTTATTTGGTGCGGTCGAAGATCTGGGCGGCTTCGGCGATGGCCTGGCCGGCGGCGAGCCAGGCGCGAAAAGTGCGGTCGCGGATGGCGACGGCGAGGGCTGCAAGGGCCCGGCGACCCTCGGGCGGGGCATCCTTATATATAGCCTGCAGATCGACAGGCTCGCCGGACGCTTGATCCGGCGCGGGTTCCGCGCTTGCCGCGGCGACCACGTCCCGGCGGAACTTCGGCTCGCGGCCGGTGGCGAGCCAGTCTACGGTGACGCCACCGGCGTCGGCTATTGATACCAAGTTGAGCGTATTAGGCTGCGCGCCGTGAAGGTATTTGCGCAACAGGCTTTCGTTCAAGCCTGTGCGACGCCCGAATGACGCCACATACTCATCTCCAATAACCTCTTTAATCCTCGATCTCAGGGCGGCAATTTTCGCGTCTGTATCGTCGGATTCTATTGCGCGAATCCGACGCGCAGCATGAGGTGACTCCGACCGCGTCGGATTCACCTCATGCCCTAGATTCGTAAGTGTTTTTTTCAATTCCCACCAAATTTTCAAGCACTGAAGAATCCGACGCGTCATCTTGTTTCGTCGGATTTAGAAGACCCAAAAAATAATCGCCTTTAAGTATTGACAAGACGAACTTTGGTGCTAATAATTCAACCATCAGCAACAAGACACCATTCTAGACCATGAAACATCACCGCACTAAAAGACTGCTCACCGGGGAGGAGGCGCGCCAGACGTTCGTCGCCTCAGGTATTTCGATTGCCCACTGGGCGAAGCGGCACGGCGTGTCGGCCAAGCTGGTGTATGAGGTGCTGGCGGGGCGCACGTGCCGGTTTGGCATGAGCCACAAGATCGCGGTGCTGCTGCACATGAAGCACGGCACGCTGGACGCGCAGCCGAGCCAGGAGCCGGATTTCGCGGCCGCCGCCGCGCGGCTCGCTCACGAGGATCGGGAGGCGGCGTGAGGCTAATCGCCGGATCGTTCGCGCGCTTGCCCTTGCACAATGATGTCTTGCAGCAAGGTGTCCAGCTCGCGCGTGTCGTGGCCCAGCATGTACGCCACTGCGCGCTGCGTGGCTGTAGCGGCTGCCAGCGCTTCCGGGCAGGTCTTGCCGCCCGCCTTCGCCTGTTTGTGCAGCGTTTCGAACGTCGCCGCGAGGTCCCGCCGCGCTGTGTCAAAAAGCAATTTTTCCAACTCCTTGCGCTGCGCGATCTCCATATGCAACAAGCCCAGCACGACGGCAAGCACGGCAAGCGATATACCGGCTGGCAGCCAGGGGCTGATTTCAAACGCGAATGCGAGCGCCCCTGTGGCGGCCGCAAGCACGGATGCACCGTTCGCCGCGATCTCGATATGCTGTTGATGGCGAACGACAAAACCTTTGATGACGCGTTTGTCGAGGTTGCGTGCGTTTTGGTGCGCAATTTTCATGGGAAGGCCCCTTCGGATGCTGGTGTGGAAACCGCATTATCCGCCGGGAAAATGCCTTCCCGCCCTATGGAGGCTGGCCGTGGCTGAGCGGCGCTTGCCCTCACCCCCGGCCCCTCTCCCGCTTGCGGGCGAGGGGGGTGACGCGCCGTGGTACATGGCGTCGTGGTTCACGGCGCAGCAACTGGCTGGGTTGCCGGGGATGCCGCGGACAGATTCTGCGGCGATGCGCATGGCGAAAAAAAATTTATGGACGAATCGCCTTAAAGTTCGAGGAAAAGGCCGCGAATACGCCTACGACAGCCTGCCGCTGCTCACCCGCCGCCACATCGACGGTCTACGCCACGCCTGGGTGCGCGAGCAGCAGCGCGCGGAGGCGGCTGCATCCGCCGCTACGCCAAAAGTAGCTGTTGCTACGCCGGATGTAGCGCCTGCCGCGGCAGTTCAGGCGCGCGCGCTGGTCGCGCGCGACCCGGCCAAGTTCACCGACCTCGACCGCGCCCGCATCGACGCGGGCTGCATCCTTGCCCGCGAGATGGAGTCGATCATGCTCGACACGGGCGGATCGGCGACCACGGCGGCGCGGCTCCTGGGCGAGCGGCTGGCGGCGCGAGCCTGCGACGCGACACTGCAAGGCGCGGCGGAAGCGCTGTATATCAAGCCGCGCGGCACGCTGTACCTGGGCGGGGCGGACGCCACCATCGCCAGGCTGGTCCGGCTGTACCGCGCCTTCAAGCATGGCGACGCGGAGGGCGACGTGACCCGCTACCTCGCTCCAGGGCGCCCAGTTAAAAAAGGCCCCGATCCGCGACTTGTCTCGGTGTTCCTGAAGGCCTACCAGAGCCCGATGAAGCCGCCGCTGGCGCGGGTGTTGCGCGAGATCACCCCAGTGCTCGAAGCGCAGGGGCTGGACGTGCCGAGCTACAGCGCACTGGCGCGGCTGGAAAAATCCCTGCCGCTCACCACCAAGATGCGCGGGCGCATGACCGGCAGCGAATACAAGCAACTGCTGCCATACATCCGCCGCGACGACAGCCACATGAGCAGCAACGATGTGTGGGTGGGCGACGGCCACAGCTTCAAGGCGCGCGTGCTGCACCCCGAACACGGCCAGCCCTTCGTGCCCGAAATCACGTTCGTGATCGACTGGGTGAGCCGCAAGATCGTCGGCTGGTCGGTCGATCTGGCCGAATCCACGCTCGCCGTGAGTGCCGCCTTCCGCGACGCCCAGCGCAAAACCCGCGCCCGCCCGCTCATCTACTACAGCGACAACGGCAGCGGGCAGACCGGCAAGCTCATCGACCACCCGATCACCGGCACGCTCTCCAGGCAGGGCATCGCCCACCACACCGGCATTCCCGGAAACCCGCAGGCGCGCGGCATCATCGAGCGCATCTGGTCGCACACCCTCATCGCGCTGGCGCAGACCTACCCAACCTGCCACTGGAAAGGGGCGGACCAGCTCACCGTCAACCGCATGCAGAAAGCCTTGCAGAAAAAGGGCTTCGGCGGGATTGCCGTGCCCAGCTTCGGCCAGTTGCTGATCGACATCGAGCGCGTTGTCGACGAATACAACCGCCACCACAAACACAAGAGCCTGGGCGGCAAGACGCCGGAAGACGTGTATCTCGACCGCATGGATCCGACCAGCATCGTATTCGCCGAAGGCGACGCTGAGCTGGACGCCCTGTGGATGCCGGAGAAACTGCGCCGCGTGCAGCGCGGCCGGGTGCGCATTTTCAACGGCGAGTACGGCTCAGACGTGCTGGCGCACGCCACCACCGAAGGCGAAACCGTGCGCGTGCGCTTCGACATCCACGACGCCAGCCGGGTGTGGGTGTACCGGCAGGACGGCGAACCGCTGGGCGAAGCGAAATTCAACCACCTGGTGCGCGACGCCTGGCCCAAGAGCTACCGCGAGCAGGAACGGATCAAGCGGGTGGAAGGCCAGGTCGCGCGGCATCAGAAACAGATC